AGAAAATGAACCGGAACATATTAAAAAAGGCTCCATACAATCCGAGAAAAATATCAGAATCGAACCGAAAGAAATTAAAAAGCTTTATATTGGGTGGAGGTTTGTTACAACCCGCCGTAGTATGGAATGAGGCAACAGGAAATATTGTATCCGGGCATCAAAGAATAGATATACTTGATTCATACTACAGAACAGATAATTATGAAATAACTGTATCAATTGTAAATCTTTCTGAAAAAGACGAAATAACCGCAAATGTAAAATTAAATAATCTTGGCTTAATGGGTGAATGGGATGAAATGGCTTTAATGGAACTTAAGCAAGAATGGCCTGATATTGATATGGAAAAAGATTTTGGATTTGACAAGCTCGATTTAGAATACATGTTTAGCGAAGACCTGTTGAGTCTTAATGAAATAACCGAAAACGCTTATAAAGATTTGAATGAAATAAAACAACATAGTCAAGAAGATATAGAGAAAATGAAGGCCATGAAAGCAAATGAACGAAAGAACCGTTATAAAGGAAGCGAAGCCAGAGAAGAAAGCTACGATTCTAAATATGATGATTACGCCGTTACAATAATATTCGAGACCACAAAAGACAAACACAATTTCATGAAAGCAATCAAAAAAAAACCGGATGAAAAATACTTAAAAGCATCCGTTCTTAAAGATATATATAACCAAATATACGAGGTAAAATAATTGGCAGGAAATAAAAACTCAGGCAGAAATACTATTCTTGATGATGAATTGATAAAAGAAATATGCTCTTTTGTACAGGGCGGTAATACAGCTTATAGAGCTTGTATACTATGTAATATAAGCGAAGGTGTGTTTTATAAATGGAAAAGACAAGGAGCTGAAGACGACGAAAAGGGAATTGACAGTATTTATGTTAAATTTATTCAGTCAATTAAGAAGGCTGAAGAATATTTTAAGGCGTTTCATTTAAAAAAAATAAATGATTCCGCTGCCTCTGGAAAAATAGAAGATTCCAAATGGTTGCTTACAAGGAAATGCCCGGATGAATTCGGATTAAAACAGACGATATCACTTGAAGGCGGTTTGAACTTAATGAAATATGATATAGAATTATCCGCGGATGAAAAAGAAGAATATGACGAAAGGCTTAAGGATATTTTCAAGGGGAATATACCGGAAGAATAATGGCATTAACATTACGTAAGTTTGAAGCAGCACAAAAGAAATATAACTTTCTTGCCTGGGCTGCCTGTAAACATCATAAAACTCATAAAAATGAACATCTTGATTTTAAAGAGCATAAATTCTTAATTCAAATATATTATGATAATTCCCCTGAAATAGTAATAATTAAAAGTACACAATGCGGAATAAGCGAATACTTGATCGCCAGGGCAATATGTAATTCAATCAAAGGCATGAATATATTCTATGTACTTCCTACCTATAACCTTGTTTCGAGATTTGTAAAAAATCGTATAGAGAAAACTATTATTAATACTAAATATTACAACCTTATGATCCGGTTTAAACAAGTTCAAGATAACAGGAAACAATCAGACTCTATGTCAATGCGTGATATCGGGCTCGGTACGATTGCCTTTGTGGGCTCTAATAGTACAGCCGGATTTACAGAGTTTCCGGCAGATGAGGTTATTATTGATGAGCTGGATGAATGCGATCCGGATAATATTATAATGGCATGGGAAAGAATGAGCCATTCAAAAATAAGGACTCAGATTAAAGTAGCTAACCCGACAATTGAAGGTATTGGAATAGATGCGGAATATTCTAAAAGCGACAAGAAGCGTTGGCATATATTATGCGATTGCGGTAAACATAGAAACCTTAATTTTTTTGATCATATTGTAGAAAAGGTCGGAGAAGATGATTATTTAATTCGTGATAAAGAATGGACGTGGGACAGTGGACGGGATATATATGCTATATGTGATAAATGCGGAAGGCCGATAAATCGTAAAGGTGAAGGTGAATGGGTGCCTCACGCAAAAAGTCAGATAAGCGGTTATCAGATTTCCAAGCTATATTCAGGAACTACAAAGATAAGCGAAATAGTAGACAGGTTTAATAAAGGCCTTGTAAATGATTCTATAATGCAACGTGTTTATAATGCTGATTTCGGACTCGGTTATTCTGCCGAAGGCTCCAAAATAAGCGAAAAAATGATTTTGGATTGTATCGGAGATTATAACCGGGGCGGTATAGAGGACGGAATGATTCTTGCCGGTATAGATGTAGGAACTTATTATCATTATGTGATAAAGAAATTACTGCATGACGGTAGATTAAAAACTCTTGAAGTAGGGGCAATAAGAAACACGGACGATTTAATAATCAGGCTAAAAGAATATAAAGTAAATGTAGGAATTATTGACGGTATGCCGGAAACTCGCGAATCAAGAAAGATAGCCGGGCATTTTAATTACTTCTTTCTTTGTTATTATGGATCTGGAAAAACCGATAGCATTAATGCAAGAGCAAAAACAATATCGGTTGATCGTACATCCGCGCTTGATGCGGTTAAAGAAGCGTTGCTAACAAAAAAGGTAATATATCCTAAAAATATAATTAACAACCGGGAATTTATAGAGCATATGACAGCAAGCACAAGAGTCTATAATCCGGATAAAAAAAGAGGGGGCGGGACAGGCGTTTATGAATGGCAGGAAGGCTCTAAAGATGACCATTTATTCCATGCTACTGCCTATTGCCTAATTGCAAGAAGAATGCTTATAATGTTAAGCGAAGGATAAATAAATGAATTATCATTTAGCAGATTCCAGTCTTTATGATTTAACATACAGTAAAGGAAATAATAGACGCGGACTGAATGTATTTACACTTTCAGAATTACGCGGAGTAAGCGGACGGACTAAGAGAGGGGAATTTATAACAGGTACGATACAAGATCCGCTTTTTACTCTTACACCGGATGAACGAATACAGATAATGAAAAGCTGTGCATATGTTCAGGCTGTTGTTAGTTCCAGAATGAACCGCATTGCATCGCTTGAATGGGATATAGTTTCCAAAGAAAAACTTGAAGATAAAAAATACTATCGCATGAAACATTTGAAAGAAATGTTTGATGAACATGACAATCTTGCAGACCTTAATGACTTGACTTTAAGGTATCGAGCAAAATTAATGCTTCAACAGGAATTGCCGGGGCTTAAAGATGACTTGAGTAATTTCGATTCGTCCGTAAGGCGCTGGAAAAAGAATATTAAACTCGGTAATCAGGACAGTATACAGGAAATAAAAGACTGGATTGCACAGCCGAACCTTGAAGATGAATTCGACGATTTTGTAAAGAAATATGTTGAATCGCTTATGGTACACGGGGCAACGGGCATATATAAAGAAATAGTAAATGATCGCCTTGAGAATCTTTATATACTTCCAGGGGGAACAGTCTATCCATTAAGAAGCTTGAACGTCGGATCGTATGTTGCATATGCGCAAATAGTAAGCGGTTATATGCCTGCGATATACTTCCAGGATGAAATGGGATTTGTTAATTATCTACCATCGGCAGCCAGATCATATGGTTATGTTCCGCTTGATGCGCTTGTCAATAAAGTGGCGGAAGAATTGTTATTTGAACAAGCAGCGGCAGAGAGAGCAGACGGAACAAAAGAACCGGAGAAACTTCTTGTAATGGGGAAACAATTGTCTCCATTCGGAACAGACCTTACAGGCGATCTTGATTTACCTCTACCCAAAGAAGAACAAGCAAGAATACAGGAAATAGTTAATACAGCGATTAAAGGGGCTATAAGAGTAATTTCCGGGTACGGCACTCCGCAGATAGTCGATATTTCTAAAGCCGATACATTTCAAGCGCAGTCAGACAGGCAGGATAAATTACTCCGTGATATAGCCTTGATTTACGGTATGACAAATATGGAAATAAATCTTACGGGTAGTGAATTTACATCCGGCCGCGAAACGTCGGAAAGCCAAGCAGAGATTGAAGAAGGCAAGGGAACCCGGCCGGTTATCAAGAAGTTTGAATCATTTATAAATAAAAATGCTCTGCCCTATAGATTCGGTACTAAGTTTGAATTCCAATACAAGAAAGGAATGACAGACTATGAACAGGCAGAACTTGACGCTATGCTTACACAGACCGGAACCTGGACAAAAAACGAAATAAGGGAAGCGCGCGGAAACGATGCTATTATGGAAGAAGGAAACGACAGCTTGCAACAGCAACAGCCGCAGGCTCCGGACGGCTCACAGCTTAATCCGATAAATATGAAGGCAATATAATGCCCGAAGAGCGAATAGAATTAGTCGATGCAAACATAACACAATCAGAAGCCGGTAGATATATGTCAGGACTTGAGCTTGATTTAATTGCTTATTACAAAACTCTTGAATCAGAAATATTACAGATAAGTGAAAAGGGAAAAACCCCGGAAGAAATAATAGAAAAGATAAATGCTTTGTTTATTGAGCCTAAAAAAGAAGACGTAGAAAAATCGGAGGATAATATGCCAAATAAAATAGAAAAAGCATGTGTACCTAAACCCGGAGAAAAGAAAAGCGATTTTATTTCGCGTTGTATAAGAACAGCAAGACACGACGGAAAAGATCAAGACGAAGCTAAAGGAATGTGTTATGGTATATGGAATAAAAAAGCTGCAAAAACCAAAAAGGAAATGTTATATAATCAACTTAATAAAGAGCTGAAAAAACTTGACAAAGAAATTGAAAGGAGAAGGTAATGCCTCCAAAATCTGGAACAGGAAAAAGAGGATCGCGTAAGATAGGACGGAATCTTAAGAAATGTGAAAGATATAAAAAAGAAAATCGACGCGATAAGAATAAACGCAAGAAACAGGCAAGATATAAAGTTCATTTAGAGAAATGCGCAAAGCGGAGAGAAAGTAAAAAGAATGGCAAGTAGTTATTTCAAACGCTTACAGGAAAAATACGGAAAAGA